CTACTTTGACCTGTCAGGCATGTCAGCCACTTCCTCGCCGAACTTGGACGCCACGTAGGCCCGCATCGCCGCAATCAACGGTGTCGGACCTTGGTACTCGTCAGAAAGGAATCCCCCAGTGGTCTTCACCAGGGCATGCCAACCGCTTCCTGGTCGCCCATTAGGCGCGACGCAAAGGTTTTCCCGCTCGATGATTGGACCGGCCAACGCCCAGTCCTGAGAGAACTTGTGGCTCATCCAGCCGACAGCCGGACTGATCGCACGAGGCGCTTTCCACATGAAGTCCCCCTTTGGGATCGTCTTGCCGGACACGGGTTCATAGCCTTCCGCCTCGGCAACCCAGAAGTCGAGCACAACACCAGTCAGTTCAGCAGTTTTCATGGTCTTCAAACAGATTTTTTAAGCAGCCGGAAGAGATAGGACCGGCTGAACTTGTACCTCCGGCGGATCGCATCGAAGGGCTCACCGGCATCGTAGCTCTGAATGATCTCGCGGTTCCGATGCACCTTCAATGCGGCCTCGCACTTCGCGACGTACACACTGACGCCGCCAAACCGACCGACGAGCTGGACCGCCGCCTCGCGCCCAACGCACTCGACCAACACCGCCCACATGCGCGACGTGCCGTCGACCACCTCTGGGATCTTGATCTCGTCGCCGGCGAACATCTTGACCAGGTCGATGGTGGCATCGATACCGATCACGTCGACCAGGGCCTGAGCGGTCTTCGGCAAGGAGTCGACGTGCTCGATCTGGCGCAGTTGCACCGTCTCGTCGAACAAGCTGAACTGCCCATCGTTGACCGCTTTGTGGCTCATTGCGTGGCGGCGCCTTCCCGGCGTTGCTGAACGCCCAGCGCGGCGGAGAGACGATGCAGCTGGTCGTGGTTACACCACTCGTAGAAATCCGGCGCCTGCTCACCGAACATCTGCTTCGCGATGCCATCAGCGTAGGTGTCTGGCTTGCGATCGAGGCTGATGAGCTGCGCGCGGATCCGGCGGATGAGCTTCAGCTTGTCTGCTGGCGGTACCGGGCGCCGTGGCCGCTTGCCGCCGGGCTTCGCGATGGTCTTGAAGCCGATCTTCTTGAGGTACTCCAGCACGTTGGCGCGGCCAACGTGATCGAGATCTTTGGAGCTGCGGACGCGGCCCTGTGTCCACAGCATGTCGCGATAGTCCTCGTCGCTCATGGCGAGCTGCTTCTTGGCCAGGTGGATTTTGGCCAGGTCGGAGTTGCGATGGTCGCGGGCTAGCTTGCTCATTCGCCAGGCCTCCGCTCCACGACGATGTGTTCGCCCGACGAGTCCTTCGCCAGCGCCACGTACCCGCGCCGCTGGAGCCATTCGAAGGCCTCAACGAGGTACTCATCGGCCTCGGTAAGGGAGTGAACCTCGACAGCATTGGCGTTGGTGAGTCCCAAGACCAGGTCGTGACCGTCTTGGTCCACGCAACTGACCTGCAGCACATCGAACATCGCGTCATCTGCGATCTGCAGGGCGCGATGGAGCAATGCGACATCGTCGTCGGTTGTGCCCTTGGATGTCCGTGCTGCTGATGCCGACGCGTAGAGAGCGCGGCATTCGTAGGTGTCAGGGAACTGGGCCTTTGCTTCACGGCAGGCGACCTCCGTCGACTCTTTCCAGTCGGTCCAGCGGCCACCTTCGATGGCCCAACGACCTTGCCACGCATCGGGTGGCAACGGATGCAAAACACAAGGTTCGGTGCTGATGAATTCAGGAGGGTTCATGGCTCGATCAGGTGAGTGAAAAGGCTGCGCTGGCCGATCCCTTCGATGGCCTCGGTGCGGCAGCGCGGGCAGAGGTGGCTATCGGGGCCGACCTGGGTTGCATGACGTGGGCACAGCGGGCGATCGCAGGTGCCGTGCGCGTCTTGACGAGGGCCATCACAGAGAAACTCGCTGGGGTAGGCACATAGCACCAGTTGCCCATCGAGCAGCAGTTGCTCGCTGCATGGCGCCGGCAGCTTGGCGCCTCTCATGTGGATCACGCCGCCCCCTGGGATTCGATAGAAGGGCATCACGCGGTCCCCCTGCTACATTGGCGACCCACTCTGAAGGAGCCCGCATGAACATCCAAGGATTGAACGCAGCGATACCTACCAGCGATCAGCTTCACGGGCTGAATCCGGCACAACGAAAGAAGAGCGTCGAAGACGCGATCGAGGTGGTTCTGAACGCAATCGAGCAGGAGAGGCATGCCCCAGATCTGTGGGAAACCGAGTTCTTGCTCCTGGCAATGGCAGCAGTTCTTCGAGGGCAGCATTGGCTCGCGGCCACGAACATTGCGAAAGCCCTCGCCTTGGCCGAAGAGCGCAGCCCAGAGGCCAAGATGGAAACTGCCGAACCTTGGCCAATGCACCGAATGCATGCGACTCTGCAGGCCGTGCGAGCGGCTCCGTTTCAGTAAGCCGCCATGTCCAAGCCCTCTCGCACTGCCGCGCAACTGCAGCAGATGTTGATTGAGCGGATTGAGGCGATCCCCGACCTTCGAGGGCTGCTCACCGATGTGCATCGTGGGGGCGTTGTCGGTACCGGAGGCGATGGTGAAGGCGGTCCGACCTGGACGGTGCCGATACTGACCGACCGCAGCGCTCATCGGCGCGACATCGCGCGGATCATTCGAACGCTGCAGGGACAGTTCGACCTCGAAGACTGACGCGGGCGATACTGCATCCATCGAACACTGGAGGCAGAGATGGCTTACGAGATCGGACAGACCTGCATGCTGATCAACATCGGCTTGTCGAGGAGCGAATGTGCATCGTGGGTGCAAGCCTGGGGCGCCATCACAGCTCTGGCTGTCGCCGGGGGCATCGCGGTGGCACAGATCAGAGCGACGCGCAAGCACGCAGCCGAGGTGGAGCGAGACAAGCAACGAGCGCTGATCGAGGTGATCGCCACCCTCGCACGGCTGCTCATGTTGGAGATCGAGTCCCGAACCGCGCTCGTGACTGCGGAGACCGACGAGCAGACCCGCAGATCGTTGTTCTTGGCCAAGGAGCCATTTGGCGACGTATACGACGCGGCGAAGGCGATGCCGATCCATGAACTGCCCGACGTCGAAATAGTCCAGCTCGCCTTCGGTCTGCGACGGCTCACGGCTTTGGCAATCAATGTGTTCGAGCGCCTCGTTGCCGAGTACGACACGCAAACAGGCATCTTCCTTAGAGCTGGGAAGCCGTTCTCCGCAGTCGTCATGGGCCTTGAGGGACTTGTCGAAAGTTGCAAGCAGGCGTCGATGGCCCGAGAGGCACGCTAGTTTGTTGTCCATCAGGAGTCTCCAGATGGCGAGTCGTCAAGCATCTCGGTCGCCACTGTTTCGCAGCGATCGGCCAACTCTTCCAGCGCGCTGAGGTTGAACTGGTCGAGGCCATCCCACTGGGCAGCCATCGAGAGAAGTTTCTTGCGTAGCGCGCGCAGACTGCGGATCTGACCCGCAGCCAGTTGCCGATTGGTGGGGGCTCTCATGTCGTGGCCTTTCGCTGCGCAACGCGCAGCAGTCGGTGATAGGAGCCTGGGCCAGCCTGGTGCCCCGCGCCGAACTCGCTACGGGCAATGCCGTCGATGGCGTCAACGCAGGCCTGCAGATAGACGAGGTCACTGAGAAAGCCGAAGTTGGCCCGGCCCGCTCGGTAGCGCGCGTTGATGGTCTGCTGCGTGGCCACGGGCACCATGCGCCAGTGATTCGGGCACAGAAAGCGGCCCGACTGCACGGTGGCGCCGCACTTGAAAGCGTCACAGAAGCGATTCATGGTGTGTACGGAAGTCCGATGACTTCGAAGTGGTTGTGATCGGAGTGGTCCTTGCCGGCCGGGTGGCGCTCGCGCCAGCGCTCCAGCTTCTTCCACCACGCTTCATGCTCTGCGTCGTTCTCGGGTGTGTCGACGCACTCGGCTGGTGCTGGCGGGCGCCTGGCGCTGTAGGTTTCGAGCTTGTCCTTGAATGCCGCTGCGGCGCCCGCTTCGGCAAAGCCACGCAGCGGTCTGTCGCCTTCGTAGTCGGTGCAGGCCATCACGACGTGGATCTGGCGTTTCATCGTCACCCCTCCTCGCTTTCGAGCGGGACGTCTTCCCACCACGGCTCTCCGCCAGATGGCGAGCGCCAGAGCTGCTGCAATACGCGGATGCGGTTGTGCGCTGGATCCACGCCGAACCCAGGAGGGTTCATCGAAGGGCGTACAACGAAGCGCAGAAATCCTTGCGCCACCTTGGCCGAGCTGACCGCCGCGTGCTTCGTCGTGAACTTCCAGGTCCGTGGCGTGGCGCCTGGCTCAAGTTCAAGCGACTCAGCGATTTGCCGGCGTTCAATCACATGGGCTGCAATGACAAGGCGAGCAAAACCGACGAAGTCGAATGCATGGCCAGGCTTGGGCTGCATGCACTCAACCAACTCCAGAATCTGGGCGTCTTTCATTGCCTACCCCAGCACCAGCGGCCCGAGCCACCAGTTCCACAAGCCAATGAGGCTCGAGCCCAGAAAGAACAGCTGCTGCACGAGCAGCCAGCGATGCCGCAAGGTCGCGCTGAAGGCGATCCAGCCAAGGTTGCTGACCAGGAACGCACCGAAGCCCCAGGCTGGATGGAACTGCGTGGCAAGCAGCCATGCGCCTGCGATGCCAAACAGGGAGCCGAGGATCTCCGAAGGTGTTGTCGGGCCGGGCCTGCGCGCCGTGTTCGCCCGGAACTTCCAGGCGGCCCATGCAGCCATCTTCGAGCGGCCGTCGCCGGCCTTCTCCCAGTAGCCCTCGAAGGCCGCGTGTTCGTCGCCGTGCGCCGGCGTGCCCTTTCGGAACACGGAGCGCATGTCCACTGGCTGCCAGCCGCAGAGCCACGCCACGCCAGCGAACACGGCGAAGGCGACGACGAACCAGAACAAGGCAATGACGGTGCTATCCATGCTGCACCGCCTTCCAGCCCTTGCCGGGCGTCCACTCGGTCATCACGTCGGCATCCTGGCCGGTGAAGGCGGGATCCTCTCGCACGATCCGGAAGCGCGAACGATCGCCGAAGCTGTTCCGGCCGAGCGTGGCCGCCGCGTCCATCACCTCCATCGACTGGAAGTCGTTGTCGGCGTCGAAGCGAACCACGTCCTTCCAGGTGGTCGAGAAGATGTTGACCTGCAGCTTCGCGGGCTTCTTGCGATCAGCGGTGGCCATCGTTGCCCCCAGTGCGCAGAAGGATGCTGCCCATTGCGACGTGCTGCGCGTCGGCCTCGCTCGTATCCAGCGACGGCAGATCGAGATCCAGCCCTTCACCGCAGCCGGACGTGTCGAGCTTGATCGCCTGAAACCAGTTCGCCAGCGACGCCGCCGAGCTGACGGTATGGTGCAGGGCCTTTTCCTTGTCACCAGTGATGACGGCGCGCAGGCACTTGCCCGCCAGCTTGCCGAGCAGCCAGTGCCAGTTCTCCGCGCTTTTCTGGCGGTCGTGCGCCTCGCCGAAGCGATAGCGCTGATGCGCTGCTTCATACTGCACCGCAGAGAGAAACTCTTCGGTGTGCGGGTTGTTGATCAATCCGCGCAGGTACGCGATCTCGGCGGCGGCTCGCTGCATCAGATCGCCGGGGACGGGGTAGAAGCCGTCCTGCAGTATCTGCAGCTCGGCGTCTGTCAACTTGGACATGGAAGGCCTTTCAAGAAAGGCCCCGGCACCCGAGGGTGCCGGGGAGAAGACCAAGCGGCCGGTGGTCGGCTCAACCTGATCAAGGAGGGAGACGGAATCAGCCATGAGTGAGCTTCAGTGGCTCGCGCCCTATGGCCAGTGGCGCTGGTGATGCGGTGGGCGGCTTCGGCATGCGCACCTGGCCGGCCTTGATGGCGCAGTACTCGACGTCGACTTCGCCCTGGATCTCGAAGACGCGATCGACGGCGGCGTCATAGCGCAGGTGGCCATCCACGGCACCGCGCAGCAACGCGGCGACCTTGAGGCCCGCATCTGCGGGCAGTAGGATCTGAACGAAGCCCACGGTCAGGCAGCACATTGCCTGGTTGGACTTGCTGGCGGCACGGGTGGCCATTACGCGACCTCCTCCCCGTGGATCCGCCACATGGATGCCCCCGCCTCCAGGCGGGCCAGTTCTTCGACGCGAAGGAAGCCCTCGCCGAAGATCTTCTCGCCCAGTCGCTTCGCAGCTTCTTGAGCACTGTGCGTGCAGCTGCAGCGCCGCCCGCGCACAGTACCGGTGACATAGGCGCCAGAGAGATCGCGCACCTTCACATCGATGGCAACGGTTGCGGCGGCCATCACTCGGTCCTCCAGATGCGCAACGTGTTGCCATCGATCCGGCGGATCGTGAATTTCTTCTGAGTGCTCTTCGCGTACTCGCTGACGCATTTCTGGAGCGACGCACGCACCGAGTAAGGCAGCTCGGCACTGTCTTGGCGGTCCATGCGATCGAGTAGCGCAGCCCACTTCGTGCGACCGTTGCCGGCGTGCGCTGGAATCGGAACGTCGCAGTCGATCTGGATCGCTGACGCATCGATGTAGGTGCGAGGCCTGCGCGTTGCAGCGCCGCCCGTCAGGGCTGCACCCACCGGACCGAGTGCGGGATGGACGCTGGGCCTTGCCTTGATCTTCGGGTGGCCAGCGCCGAGCCGGTACACCATCTCATCCTCGTCCTCGTGTTCGGCACGCACCAAGGCGCCGGAATCGACCGCCGGTGTCAGCTGGACAGGCAGACCGCGCACGGGCACACCGAACTTGACACTGATGTCATCGACGGTGAGCGTCTCGTCCGGGTTGGTGGTCAGGAACTCGATCACCTTCCAGGGCAGCGTGCCCTTCATGGGGGTGTAGACGGTGCTCATACAGCCGCCACGTCCAGGCTGATGGGGAAGTAGTCGCCCGAGTGCGGGTCGCGCTCGTAGAAGCGGATGTAGGGCTTCGTGCTGGCGACCTGCATGCTGTCGCCGATGGCTTTCATGGCCAACTGCCACTTTTCATCGTCGATGTCGTGGCGGCGCAGGCCGAGCACGCGGCCAGTGCTGATCTTGCCCTGCTGGTCGACCTGGAACGCGTCATTCACCAGCACCTTGAGGTTGACGTTGCTGCTCTTGCTCCAGCTCTGGATGCATTCGTCGATCAGGGCTTTCGCCGCCTGCAGGCGCTCGTCGAAGGTGATCGACTCCTGCATCTGACGCACGATCTTGTAGCGGCCGTCGAAAGTCACCAACGTGACGTTGCCCTTCTTGCCGCCATGCTTCACTTCATAGGCAGCAAGGCTGCGCTCGACGAAGTCGTTGACGGCCTGCATTGCAGCGACCTTGAACGCCACCAGGCGCGAACTCTCGACCTTGGCCTGCTCGACGAGCTGGGTCACCACGCGATGGCGGTCCTTGTCGATCTCTTTGATCTTGCTGGTCGGGATCAGGGCGCCGTTGGCGTCTTCCCAATAGCCGGGGTGAATGGATCTTTCGTTCATGAGGTTCTCCGGATGAAAAATTGGTCAGGTGGGAAGACGAAGCTGCCCGCGCAGATCGGGCAGTGAGACGCCCTGCATGGCACTGATCTGCACGAGAGTGGTCATCGCGCGGTCGTAGAGAAAAACGCATGTCTCGATCAGCTCCTCCGCGCTCTCGGCCATGAAGTAGCCGGCGGCGGGCGTGGCGCAGATGTGAAGGCCCTGCTTGCGCAGCTCGACCACGATGTCGCGCACCTGGCGCTGGAACATGTCGGGGTTCGCGAGCTGCCCCGTGATGCGCTGTACCAGCTCACGAACGTGGATTCCGTTCGCCTTGCCGATGTGGTGCTGTAGCTCGGCCAGCACCTGGGCGGAGGTGATCTGCATCATGGTGATGCCTTCAGTGGACCGTCGCGCCAGGTGTGGTGCTGGTCGCGGCCGTCGTGAGCATCTGGGATGCCTGGAGAGCAGCTTGGGCACTGACGCCTGTGGATTCGGGGTACTGGCGCGCGATGCGTGTGAACAGGTTCAGCAGCGCAGTCAGCAGCACGTAGATCGGAGTGCCTTCAAGTTGCACTTCCAACTGATCCATCAGCGCGTTTGAAGCCGCCATGAAGTCAGGAATCGAGCTGGCGACCGGTCTGGCGCTTTCGGATGCATCCTTCGCCCCGGCGGGCTTCTCGATCTGCTGCACGGTCGCGACCACGTGCTGCATGGCCTTCGAGGCGGTCTTGAGGCGATTGGTCTTGAGCGCCAAGTTGACGTAGGCACCGAGCAGCGCGTTGAGCGCGATGTCGGCATCGGTCGATTCGACCGCGTTCATGAGCTGCTGAAGCAACGCGCCTATCTCGTCGACACGCTTGCTGGGGACCGCGTCCAAGCGATCGGTGATAACGACGGTCTTCATTGCGGGGATTCCTCCTGGCGGCTGGGGACGGCGTGGAATTGCTCGGGCATCGGGGCGCGGTAGGCAACGCGTCGGCCTCCGATGAGGCTCGGGATCTGCGTGTGGGCGGCGGCGCCGGCGCGCGCTGGCGCAGACATGGCGGGCCGATAGACCGCACCGAACATCACATCGATGTGCCGTGGCGCCGCAACCGTGGTGGGTGGCTGAAACTCGGGGACCTGTGCGACGCTCTCCACCGGCTCGGTGCCGACGAACCACACCACCTCGCCGGCTTGGTTCGTCCGCTTGCAGACGTACCCTTGCGCGCGCAGTTGGCCGAGATGGTCGGGAAGCCAGTTCCTGTGTGCGCCAGGCACGCTGTCGGCGGTGATGCGCCAGGTCGAGAACCGGTGCACGCCGGCCGCCAGTTGCTCCTGTGTGCACTCGCCATGCATCTGCAGGTACTGCAGGATGGCGCGCTGGGTCGGGCTGGTCAGGTGCGGCCGGCGGGTGTTGGATGCGACGGTGCTCATGCCCAGCTCCAGATCGCAGAGGCGGCGACACGCAGCCAGGTCAGGATGACGGAGGCATCGCCTGCGCCACGTACATCCAGCACGATCACGAGGGCAGCGAGCACCATGATCGCGATGAACAGCGGATCCGACAGCTCGTCGTAGCCGGGGTTGTCCTGCCGGAAGCGTTTGGCCAGGGCGCGCTCGGTGCGACGGATCTCGGCGCGTGCAGCGCGCAGACGCCGTGCGCTGCGCGCGTCGGCAAACAGGCGGCTCATGAGGTTCATACGGGTCTCCATGCGGTTGCGGCCGAGCCTCGGCCTACGAAGAAGCGGTAGTCGTTGGCCGCGTCCTGGACTGCGTCATGACGCGGCACGCCGTGGCAGCGCATCAACCTGCGTGCACGGCGCCGGATCCAGGGCAGCAAAGGACGGTCGTAACGTGAAGCCATCACTTGCCTCCCTTGAAGTTGCTGGGGTTGTTGGGGCAGCTCTTGCAGGCGCGCCAGATCTGCACTCGCATCGGGTTGGCGGTGTGAAACGGCTTCTCGCGCTCGTCCTGGCAGATCCGCGCGGTGATGGAACCCAGCACCGGGCACTCCACCACTGCGTTGAGCAGCTCGCCACGGATGCGCTCGGCCAGGCGCTCGACGTTGCCGATGTAGCGGCCCTTGAGGGCGCCACTGACGGCCGCATCGCTCACGCCCAGCCGCCGAGCCGCTGCCGCCTGGGTGGTCGCGCCGCAGAGCTTCTGCAAGGCTTCCAGCGCATCGGCGGGCAGTGGCTTGGCCGCAGGCGTCTTACTCGATGCCATCGCACACCTCCTGAGCCGTCTCAAGGTTGGAGAACTCGCCCGTGTTCCGATCGAAGACAACCTTGCGGCGCGTGATGGCGGGCGCTTGTGCGCCGGTGTCGCGTATCAATCGGTATTGCGCTGGCACCTTCGGCTTGGAGGGGCGGGTCGTCCGGAAGTAGCCTGCTCGGCTGAGCGCGTTGACATAGGCCTTTGCCGACTGCTGGCTGACCTGGCATTCCCCGACGCTCGCGGCTCGCTGTATGTCGAGATAGTCGAACTGGCGCAGCACTTTCATCGCTCGCCACATCGCCAACGTGGCCACGCCCTGTTCAACCTTGCCGCCTTCGCCCGTCACGCGCGGGGCCTCGAACGAGTCCTTGATCACGCGATAGGTGAACTCTTGAAACAGCGCTGCGGACCCCGCATCGCGCTCTTCGGCTGCCAGGTAGCCAGCCTTCGCGAGCCACTGGACGTATGTCTTGCAGGTCCACAGGTTGACGACCGGCGAGGTCTTGTCCTGCAGTTCCATCACGGTGAAGCTGCGAAGCTTGCGCATGGTCTGCCACAGCCGCTGGCGCGGGGTGAGCATGCCCACCAGCTCGTGCTGGATCGGCTTGCGTGCCATCAGGCGAGCCTCCGGCCCGGCGCGGTGCCGGTGTACAGATCCACTTGGGCATCCGCCGGTGCAACCTTGGTGCCTTGGCGATCACACCAGCGCTTGATGTTCTCCAGGTTGACCACGACGCGCCGCGTGATGCCGTTGGTCTCATTGAGCACGCGCTTTTTGAGTTCAGGCGCGATCTCGATGTCGCCGACGTACTGTTTCGCGAGGTGATCGAAGTCGGCCGGCGTGCAGCGCACGGCCGGTTGCCACACCAGCACGCGGTTGTCGAAGCGCTCGTGCTTCTTGAGCTTGGCGGGCAGATGCTCTTCGCCGATCAGCAGCACGGCCGCCCCCGAGGCGTCATGCAGATCGCGAATGAATTCCAGTGTGCGGCTGTCGACGATGTAGTCGACCTCGTCCACGATCAGCGGCCGGTTGCTGGCCACCAGCACCTGCACGATCTCGTCGAAGATGGCTGGGACGTTGCCGCGCGCCTGGATGCCAATCGACTTGCAGATCAGTTCGGCGAAGCTCTTCTTGGTCTCAATGCTGCGGCAGCACACATAGATTCCGTTGAAACCGGCAGGGTGGCTCGCGTAGCTAGCGCCGAAGCTCTTGCCAAGGCCGCTGGGGCCGTAGAAGGTGCCGATGCCCGGCAGGCCCGCAGAGCGCTCCGTCAGCGCTTCCATCGTGGTGTGGATGAGGCCGATGTTGCTGGTCGGCGCGACCGAGCCGCCCGCTGTTGCCAATTTTTTTGTCATACTCCGTTCCTTCACTTCAAGTGATTGCCCGGTTCGGCCTGCCAGCCTTGCCGGGCGTTTTTTTGCCCGCCGCCTGATCGCTCAGCCAGCCAGCACCTGTTCGGGGGTCAGCCCAAACGTCTCGAAAAAGCGCCGTTGCGATGCCCACTCGGCACCATTCACGTAGCCTTCAAACCAGTTCTTTTCTTCGGGGGTGAGCGCCTCGCCGCGCTGCGCGCGCGCCTCCAGCAGCAGCCACCGCGCATAGCGCTCCTGGGGCGTGGTCTGCAGGGGCTTCACCTCGGCCGGCTTGACCATTCGCTCGGCCAGCGCCACCTGTGCGGCGGTGATCTGCGCATCGCTGACCACGGGCGCATCTGCGGCGGTGATCGATTCGATGGTCGGGCTGGTGTGCTCCATCGGCGCGCGATGGATGGGCACCACGTTGGCGGAGGCTTCAATGGCCGCGTCGGTGTTGCGGCGGTTGATGGCCGCGATGGCGGCGTTCGTATCGAATTCGCTCGTGAGCGCCTTGAGCTGCTTCTTGGACGCGCGCAGCACCTTGAGCTGGTGCGACTTGCGCTCAGCCGCGACCTCGGCGCTGTTGATGCCCAGGCGGGCGTAATCGAGGGCCTCGCAGACAAAGATGCCGTCGAGATCGAACACCCAGCAGCGGCCGATGTTCGTGTCGTCAATCTTGACCTGGACGGTCTGCCCCTCCATGCCACCGAGCAGCGCGTGGTTGTAGAAGCCGCCTCGGCCGATCCGAAGTCCCTTCTTGCCGACGCGGGCTGTGCCGTTGTGCGCGCTGGGTGCTAGCAGTACGTCGAGCGCACGTTCGCCGATCGACTTGATCTGGAAGCCCGTCGCCATCTGGCGAGGCGTGCGGTCGGCGAGGTAGCTGCGTGGCTTGTCGAGAAGGCGATTGCAGTAGGCGTCGATCTCGCCCTGCAGTTGCTCGGGCGACAGCCTCATTTCCGCCGTGAAGGATTCGTCCTTCATGATCCGCTCGGCAAAGCCCTTGCGGGCCTCGATGCCCTTACGCTCGGCGACGCTGTGGCCGACGTACCCGCCCAAGGTCTCGTACAACTGGTGCATCAGCGAGCCGATGGCACGCTCGATGTGCGGCTTCTCGTGTGGGGAGAACTTGTGGCACAGCGAGTGCTTGATGTTCAAGCCCAACAGCCCCGATTCGAGAACTTCGGCGACGTAGTCGGCACCGTTGTCGGTCTTGATCTCCTCGGGTACGCCCCATGCCAGGATCGCTAGCCTGATCAGGCTCATGATCGCGTTGGCGCGGCTAGTGCGCGTGACGATGAACAGGCGGCGGCGCGTGAAGACGTCGATCACGCCGACCACATGGTGGCGCCGGCCATCGGTGAGCATCACGTCGCCCACCGTGCTGTCCATTTCCCACTTCTGATTGGGTGCGGTGATGCCCTCGCTGTAGCTGCCAGCGGCACTCATGTACTTGTTGCGCCAGCCATCCGGGTTGACGACGGCTTCGAGCAGTTGGGCGTTCTGCGACTTCCAGTACCCCAGCGCGCGGCGGAATGAGCGCACGGTGGGGAGATTGGGGAACTGGGTTTCCAGCGCGTCGTAGAGGCTTTGAGCCGAGAGGTGCGGCTTGTCGATCAGGAGAGCGAGCATCGCGTTGCCAACCTCGCCGGCCAATGCGGCGTACTGGCCCTTGCGGTGGTGCTCGCGCGGCGTGATGGCCGCCAGTCCCTTTTCTTGCACGCCGAGGTGCCAGGCACGCAGGCTGCTGAAGGTGATGCGGGGGAAGGCTTCGCGCAGAGAGGCGTCAGCCGGGATATCGATCGAGCACAGGCCACCGCTCCAGGCATGGCAGAACGCCTTGAGCGCAGGCGTCAGCGGACCACCGTAGGCCTGCCAGAACCGCTGAAAAAGCACGAGGACGCGCGCGATCGCGTCCTGGCGATCCTTGCGCCAGCCTGTGACCAGCGCCGGCCCACGGGAAGCTGATGCGCGGGCTTGGGTCGCGGTTTGCGTGGAGGCCATCTGGCCTTCATTCGCGGCTGAGCAACGTGCGGCCCATGCGAGCCGGGCCGCTGGAGGCAATGCCTCGACTGCATATTCAAGGCCGCCGCCTCGACCGGGGCGGGGACGGCTCGGGAGTCCAAGGCGCGCTGCTGCTGCCCTGGCTCGAAATTCGGATGAGGGGAAGCCGGGCAGCCCGGCCAGATCGGATGCTGTTGCGTATGCAGTCACGCAGCCCTCCGACGAATCTCACGAAGCGCGCGCTTGTTGCGCGTCAGCTTTTTCGCGTGTTCTCGCGAGACGCCAGGCGCGTAGCGGGACGGCCAGATCTCTGCCGGCGGCAGCTGTAGCGCACTTGCCACGATCTGCTCGACCGCCCACCACGGGCGAGTCAAAACCCCTTGAATGTGTGTGTAGCCGTGAGCCACACCAATCTTATTGAGTGAAGTACCCCTCTTTCGGAGGGCCGCCACCACGTCGGCGGGGTGCCAATCCTCGGTGACTTCAACCGTTTGTGTGTCCATGATTGGAATCATAAACACAATTGAGTGAATTCAAAAGAGGTCTGCTCAACTTTTTTTGTGACGACCCACTCCGAGGGGTTCCCCTGTTGACCGTATGTATGGATCCACAGTTGACCGGCCAGTCTCGCCAACATCTAATTGTGTTTATGGACACAATTAAGAGTGAAGTAGCCGCGTCTCGTCATGTTCCAGGAGTGGATGCAGACGAGGGCGATGCCATAGAGGGGGTCGACGTCGCCAGCGTGATTGGCGGACGGGTGAAGCTGGCGCGCGGCGCCACAGCTCAGCAAGACCTCGCCGATGCCATCGGAGTCCACAGCAATACGGTCAGCAAGATCGAGAGAGGCAAGGCCGTGCCGGATGCTTCCTTGATTCTCAAAATTGCGAAGGCGACCGACGTCTCCGCAGCGTGGCTACTTCTAGGGTCACCGTTTCCTCAAGGCCGCTTTGAGTCTGGGCACGGCGACGGCACGGAGACACAGATCACGCGAGCATCAGCAGCCGAGTCGGTGCCCATGTCCCTCGTAGCTGTCGAAGTCGGGGACTACATCTATGTTCCGCACTTCGACATCGCGGCAAGTGCGGGCCCGGGCGTCTTCAACGATCTGGAGTTGGTCAAGGCCATGCGCCCGTTCGAGCGGTCCTACATCCGCCACGCACTGGGTATCTCTCACAATGAGCTGGCGCTGGTTGGTGTGCGTGGCCGGTCGATGGAGCCCCTACTGCATCCCAGCGACGTTGCGATGTTGGATCGCAGAGATTGCGATGCCACGACTGAAGGTGTTCATATGGTTCGCCTCGACGGCGCGCTCTTGATCAAGAGCCTTCAACGCTTGCCAGGCCGCACGCTTCGCGTATCGAGCAAAAATCAAGCGGAGTTTCCGCCGTTCGACATCACGGCGGATGATGACGGCGAACGCGACTTTCAGATTCTGGGCCGTCTGCGCTGGGCAGGCATCACACTGAATTGACGAGGGTAGAGATGAAGCTTCATGTCTTGTGCGGGTTGGCACTCGCGGCGCTTGCGATGGTCGCCCACGGCCAGCCACTAGATGTCTCCAAGTTGGAGCAACAACTGTCCTCGCCGGTGCGGGCCCGCCTCACCTTGAGCGAGGCGGCGGCACGCAAAGGGGACTACCAAGCAATGCGAAATTTTGCGTATGTCTGGGCATCTGAAGCCGCTCGGGAGCAGCCGCCCGCTGCGATCGTGGGGTGCGCGTGGTATGCAGTGATCTTGAAGCGTCACGCTGATAAGGCGCACGCTGGCGACGTGTCCAACAAGGATCTGTACTGCGGGCGCCTCACCGCCGATCAAGCACGCCAAGCCGGGGCACTGGTCGTGAGCATTGAGTCGCAGTTGCCGGCGCCTTGACCGAGCAGTAGGCGGAGTGACGGCCGTCACACTGCCTTGATCGCCCCCCGCCCGGCATTCTGCCGGGCATGCTTTCCCTTCAACAGATCGCCGCCTGCACCGGCGCTGCCTTGCAGCGTGCGGAGGCCTTCGTCGTGTACCTCAACGCGGCGATGGTCGCCTATGCCATCAACACGCCCCAGCGCCAGGCCGCGTTCTTGGCCCAGCTCGGCCACGAATCGGCCGGGCTGAGCCGACTGGTCGAGAGCCTCAACTATTCCGCCGAGGCACTGATCGCGAAGTTCTCGCGCGATCGCATCAGCAGACTCGATGCGCTCACCTATGGGCGGACCGCCGCACATCCCGCCGACCAGGTGGAGATCGCCAATCGCATCTACGGCGGCGAGTGGGGGCGAGTCAACCTGGGCAACACCCAGCCTGGCGATGGCTGGCTCTACCGCGCACACGGGCCTGTCGGCACCACTGGCCGAGCCAACTGCATCAAGGTGCGCGATCGCCTGCGCGTGCGCTTTGGCACGCGCGTGCCGAACTTCGAAGACCACCCCGAAAAGCTCTGCGACCCCGAGTGGGGCGCCTACAGCGCAGCCGACTTCTGGGACATGAGGGGCCTCAATGCGCTGGCTGATGCCGGCAACTTCGAGCAGATCACCCGCCGTATCAATGGCGGCCTCAACGGTTACGCCGATCGCCTGAATCGCTGGGCGATCGCCAAAGAAGCCCTCGGCATCGTTTGAACGACCTTCGAAAGGACTGAAATGCTTGGTCGATCCTCCCTCTTTGCGAGTGCGCTCGCGTTCAGCGCGGTCTTCGCGAACCCGATTGCCGTGACTAACCAGGTAGAGCGCGCGGCACCGCCCGCGACCGCACGGCGCGGCCGGGCCATCCTCCCCGTGTTCTCCGGCAACCCTGGCAATCGAAGCTCAGCCAGGCGCGCCGCCTATGGCTGGAGCAATCGCCACGCACAACGCGTAGCGGCGAAGAAGCGCAATGTGGCCCGCCATCGCAAGACAGCCCGGGGGCACGCATGAAACTCATCCCCGAGATCCGCCAGGCCTGGAAGATGGCCAGCATCTGGGCTGCTGTCGCGCTGGCCGCCCTCTCGATGGTGCAGGCCGACGTCCTGCCCCTTCTGCAGCCACTGGTGCCCCAGAACTGGTGGCCGTACATCAGCCTCGCCTTCGCTGTGCTGATCGTGGTCTGCCGGGTGTTGCTGCAGCCCGGTCTGCATGTCGACCAGGAAGACGCTCCGAAATGAACTGGATCCGCCTCGCAGTCCTGGCCGCGATCGCCGCCGCAGTGGTCGCTGCCGGCGTGGCGCTTCGCGCGCATTGGGTCGGCCTGGGCGAAGCCAACGTGCAGGGCCGCTGGGACGCCCAGACGCGCACCGATCTGGAGGCCAGCGCGCAGCTGCAGCGCCAGGCCAACGCGGATCTGTTGATCCGAATGAAGAACTCCGAAAGGAATGCCGATGAACAAGCCCGCCTGGCGGCGCTTCGCGATGCTCGCGATGCTGCTGCCGCTACTGAGCGTGGTCGCCTGCTCGCCACCATTGCAGCCCTCAATCGGCGTCAGCTGCCCGCGTCCTGTGACGCTGCCTGCGTTGCCGCCCTCGCTCGCGAAGCCGCCACCGGCCGAGAGCTTCTCGGAAGCTGCGCAACGCGATATCAGTCAGTGGCAGCAGCAGCTGATCAGCTCCGCGACCAAGTGATCGGCCTGCAGGCCGATGCGGCCAACGTGTGCCGCGCCCCTCAACCAGCAGCCGACATCACCCCATGAAGATTGAACTTGAGCTCTGGCAGTTCATCACCCTAACCACCATGATCCTCGGCGCGTTCTGGGGCATCGCCAAGATGATGCTCGCCCAGTCCGCGAAATCCCTGGACGAGAAGTTCAACGCCATCCACCAGCGCCTCACCACGCAGGACGAGAGCGATCGCCGGTTGGAGCGCGATCTCACGGATCTGCGCGTCGAGCTGCCGCGCGACTACGTGCGGCGCGAGGATTTCACGCGTGTCATCGCTTCGTTCCAGGTCACCGTCGACAACCTGCGACTGACCATCGAACGCATGCTCATCGAAGGGAAGAACCGTGGCTGAAATCATCAACCAGATCCTGCTCGACAAGGCACGGCGCGAAGCCGTGCGCTGGCACCTGCTGCAGATCACCAACGTGTCGCGGCCGCAAGGCCTTTACACAAGCGCCATGCTGCCCATCATCCGCACGGTGTACCCCGATGCCTCCGAACTGGAGGTGCGCCGCCAGCTCGACTATCTGGAAGAGCGCGAGCTGGTGAAGATCAATCGCGATCCGCTGGATCGCTGGTTCGTCGAGTTGACCCGCTGGGGCGTCGACCTGGTTGAGTACACCGTGGACTGCGAGCCTGGCATCGCTCGGCCCCAGAACTATGCGAAGGGCTGATTCATGCCCAAGCGAAGCACCGTCGACGCGCTACCGCGCGAGCTGAAGGAATGGCTTGACGACGAGCTGGTAAAGCGCGGCTTCAGCGACTACGTCGCGCTGGCCATCGACCTCAAGGCCAAGGGCGCCGCGATCTCGAAGAGCTCGCTGCATCGCTACGGCAGCAAGTTCGAAGAGCGCATGGCGCAGTTGAAGGCCAGCACCGAGCAGGCCCGCGCCATCGTGGCCGCCAGCCCGGACAACGAAGGGGCCATGAGCGAGGCGCTGGTGCGTCTCACCCAGGAGAAGATGTTCGCCATCCTGATGGATCTGGAGATCGACCCCAAGAAAATCGACCTCACCAAGTTCTCGCGCTCCGTCGCCGACATGACGCGCAGCGCCGTCAGCCAGAAGCGCTGGGCGGCGGAGGCTCGGGCGGAGGCCCGGCGCGAGCTGCTGGAAGAGCAGCGCGCGAAACTCGAAGCCATGCCGAACAAGGGCGGCGTGACGCCTGACACCAAGGCTGCCATCCGCGAGGCGCTGGGCATCGTTTGAGCATGAGCACACTCAAGGGCCGCGCCAAGTGCATCCCGAAGGATCGGGACGCCATCTTCCTTCCCTTTCAGTCGAAGTGGATCAAGGACGAATCGCGCATCAAGCTGATGGAGAAGTCGCGCCAGATCGGCATCAGCTGGTCGACGGCGTATGGCGCCGACGAGCGCGCAGCGGCACAGGGCGCCCGGCATGATGAATGGGTGAGCAGCCGCGACGACATCCAGGCGCGCCTGTTCATCGAGGATTGCAAGCTGTGGGCCACAGTGATGAACCGCGCGGCCAAGGATCTGGGCGAGGTGGTGCTCGACGCTGAGAAGCGCATCAGCGCCTACGTGCTGCAGTTCGCCAGCGGTCGGCGCATCCACAGCATGTCCAGCAACCCGGACGCCCAGGCCGGCAAGCGCGGCAGCCGCATCCTGGACGAGTTCGCGCTGCACGCCGACCAGCGCAAGCTCTGGGCGATCGCCTATCCCGGTATCACCTGGGGTGGCAGCATGGAGCTGGTGAGCACGCACCGCGGCTCGCACAGCTTCTTCAACCAGCTGGTGCGCGAGGCCCGCCACGGCGGCAACCCCAAGCGCATCAGCCTGCACCGCGTCACGCTGCAGGATGCCCTGGAACAGGGTTTCTTGTTCAAGCTGCAGCAGGCGCTGCCCAAAGACGCCGAGCAGCAGAGCATGAACGAGGCCGAGTACTTCGACTTCGTGAAGAACGGTGCAGCCGACGAAGAGTCGTTCGACCAGGAATACCAATGCATCCCAGCTGACGACGATGCCAAGTTCCTGGAATATGGCCTCATCACCGCATGCGAATACGCTGGTGGCGTGGATTGGAAACGGGGTCTCGAAGGCCCCTTCGTCGGTCCGCTGTACGCCGGCGTGGACATCGGTCGCAAGAAAGACCTGACGGTGCTGTGGGTGGTCGAGCAGCTCGGGGATGTGCTCTACACCCGCCACATCGAGACGATGGAGAAGATGCGCAAGAGCGACCAGGAGAAGATCCTGTGGCCGTGGTTCGAGATCTGCAAGCGGGTATGCATCGACCAGACCGGTCTGGGTATCGGCTGGGTCGATGACGCACAGGACAGGTTCGGCACCTCGCGCATCGAGGGTGTCAGCTTCACCGGCCAGGTCAAGGAAGCGCTGGCCTACCCGCTGAAGGGGGCGATGGAGGACCGGAAGCTCCGGATCCCCGAAGACCCAAAGATCCGCGCCGACCTGCGCAAGGTCCAGAAGGTGACCACGCCCGCCGGCAACATCCGCTTCGTGGCCGAGAGCACGCCTGACGGGCACGCCGACCGGTTCTGGGCGCTGGCCCTGGCCCAGCACGCCACGGAAACGGCGGCTGGGCCAGTCAACGTGGCCAGCCGGCCGGCGTCGTCTTCCGGATCGGTCAACAACCAGCTCAAGGGGTACCTGTCATGACCGATTTCCGGCCAGCCCCAAATCGGTGCCTCGGCGCCCCTGACGCACCCATCCCCCCAGAAAAATCTTTGAAAGCGCACTTAAGGCGCCAAAACGCGCCGGCGGGGCACTTTTGGACCGGAGGAAGCCTATGAATTCCGGATTGTGGATTTCCCCGACCGAGTTCCGGTCGTTTGCCGACAAGGATCCGCAGACCGCCAGCGGCCTGTCCGGCCAGATCGCGACTCGCCTGGCGGCTGGCGATCTGTCCGGCTTCATGGGCCTGTTGCCGAACCCCGACCCGATCTTGAAGGCGATGGGCCAGGATCAGCATGTCTACCGCAACCTGTTGGTCGACCCGTTGATCAAGGGTATCCGCCGCCGCCGGTCCTCGGCGGTGCTGGCAATGGAGCGTGGGTTCGACAAGGAGCGTTCGAACACGCCCGCGCGGGTGCTCAAAGCCTGCAACACCTTGATCGCCAAGCTCAACGTCCAGCAGCTGGTGCGCGACCTCAATGACGGTGCCTTCTTCGGTTACCGCGTTGGCGAGGTGATGTGGCGCCAGGCCGATGGCCTGCTGATGCCTGACCTGATCTGCAAGCCGGGCGAATGGTTCGGCTTCGACGCCACGGATGCATCGCTGCGCTTCAAGCCGAGATCCAACATTGCGGGCATTCCCGTGGACCCGCGCAAGTTCATCGTGGTCGGCAAGATGCGCAGCTGGGAGAACCCTTTCGGCGAAGCCGACCTGGCTGCATGCTTCTGGCCCGTTGCCTTCAAGCGCGGAGGCCTGAAGTTCTGGGTGGCCTTCACTGAGAAGTACGGCATGCCGTGGGCTGTGGGCAAGCTGCCGCGCCAGGCCAAGGAGACGGAGGTCAACGATCTCGCGGAGAAGCTTGCACGCATGGTGCGCGACGCGGTGGCCGTCATTCCCGATGACGCCAGCGTCGAGCTGCTGCAGACCGGCAGCACCGCCAGCGCCGAGATGTACAAGGAGCTGCTGATGTTCTGCCGAAGCGAGATCAGCATCGCGCTGCTCGGCAACAACCAGTCAGTCGAGATGCAGAGCAACAAGGCCAGCGCCGAGGCCGCAGCCGGCATCGAGGAGCACCTGCGCGACGACGACGCGGAAATGGTTGGTGATGGCCTCAACCAGCTCGTGCGCCTTTTCTGCGAGGTCAACTTCCCGGGCGCCGAGCCGCCGGTGTATTGCTTCTGGGAACAGGAAGAGGTCGACGATGTGCTGGCCGGCCGCGACGAGAAACTGCGGCGTGCGGGCGCCAATCTCACCCCCAAGTATTTCGAGCGCGTCTACAACCTGCAGCCTGGCGATCTAGCCGCACCTGCCAGCACCGGCGGCGGCCCGCCCGCCGATGGCGACTCAGCCAGCTTTGCAGACCTGGCCAGCACCAGCCCGACTGGCGGCATGCCCGTCGACCAGGCCGTGGTCGACGCGGCGATCGAGCAACTGCCGGCGGACGCCATCACCTCCGCCGTGCGCAAGATGCTGGCTCCCGCCCTGCGTGCGATCGAGGCGGCTCGCACGCCCGAGGAGGTGCGCCAGGCGCTTGAGGCGGCGTGGCCCGAAATGGACGCCACCGACCTGCAGGAGCTGATGACGCAGGCGTTCTTCGTGTCCGATCTGATCGGCCGCGACTCGGTTCAAGGAGAGGCCCAATGAAACTCTCGGTGATCGACCAACCTTGGTTTCCGGTCGGTGCGCCTTGGGGCGATGGCACCTGGATCAACGCTGGGTGCGAGGATCCGGCCGGCGGAGAGTTCGTGGTTGACCTGGTCTCGCCGCTCAGCGACAACGACCGCGATCGCGATCAAGCAGCCGAGATCGCGGGCCACATCTGCAAGGTTCACAACACGGATCTGGCGCGCCGTGTGGTGGAGCGCAAGCTGGGAGTGCGCGATTGACCATCTCTGCGGCAGATGCCAGTTTCGCAATAGGCCTGCCTCCCGAGAAGGCGATCGCGCACCTGCAGGCCAAGCAGGCCCAGGTGACCGGGCCGTGGACTGAGTGGCTGGACGGACAGCATGCGCGCGGCTTCACGGCCGCGAACGTCGCGAAGCTGGACGTGCTCCAGGACATGCAGGACTCGCTGACCAAGGCGCTCAAGAATGGGCAGACGCTGCAGCAGTGGAAAGACGGCCTGGTGCCCGAGCTGCAGCGCAAGGGCTGGTGGGGGCGCTCGGGCACCACGGCCGAGCTGCAGGCGGCCGGCCGCGTCGACGCCGAGGGCGTCATCGCCAAGGGCCTGACGCCCACGCGCCTTAAAACCATCTTTCAGACCAACATGCAGAGCGCCTACATGGCCGGGCGCTATGCCGACATGATCGAGGAGGCCGAGGAGCGGCCGTACTGGCAGTACGTGGCCATCCTCGACGCGAAGACGCGGCCGGCGCACCGCGCCATGAACGGCAAGATCTTCCGGTACGACGATCCGGGCTGGAAGACCTTTTATCCGCCGTGCGGCTTCAACTGCCGCTGCCGCGTGCGCAACTTCTCGAAGACCGACATCACCCGACGCAAGCTGCAGGTCGACAGCACCGAGGGCAAGCTGCAGGAGGTCCAGGTGCCACTGCGCTCGGGCGGCAGCGCGAACGTCACGCGCTACAGCGACAAGTCGTTGCCTGGCGGAAAGTTCCAGCCGGATGCAGGTTTCAGCAACAGCCCGGGCGCCGCGACCTGGCAGCCCTCACTGGCCGCGAACGACGTGCAGCTCTCGAAGCGCTACGTCGAGACCGCCGTGCAGGGGCCGGCCTTCGAACGCTTCGTCCAGGCGAAGGCACCGGAAGGCAGCTTCCCAGTCGGGATCGCGGCGCCCGCGCGCCAGGCCGAGCTGGACTTCGACGGTGCGGTGGTCACGCTGGGCGCCGAGCTGCTCAAGCGGCAGCAGCTTGCCCGGACCAAGCTCGGCGTGGATGAATACCGCCGCATCCCCGACGTGCTCGAGCGCGGTGTGCTGACGACGGATCTCGACGATCGCTGGTTGGTTCTGGACGAGCCCGATGCCGTCTATACCCTCGACCTGGAGGCTCAGCCTGGCGGCGCTCGCGTGCAGAACTTCCAGAGGAAGGCGAAGACTCGGTGATCCAGTTCGGCATCGAATACAAGCCGGTGCTCGCCGCGCTGCAGCGCGCCGCGAACGAGATGGCCGACAAGCGGCCTCTCATGCGCTCGGTGGCCGGGATCATGATGCGCGCCGTCGAGGACAACTTCGAGCAGCAGGGACGCCCTGCGTGGGTGGATCTGCACCCGGGCACCAAGATGGCCCGCGCGAAGGAAGGCACCTGGCCGGGCAAGATCCTGCAGCGCTCGGGACAGCTCGCCTCGTCGATGGTCCGGCAGTCGGACTCCAACACGGCCACGGTCGGCTCCAACAAGGTCTACGCGGCCATTCAGTTCCTCGGCGGGCAAACCAAACCGCATGTGATCCGGGCTCGGAACAAGCGCGCGCTGTCGTTCGGGGGCATCGTGGTGCGCCAGGTCAACCACCCGGGCAGCAAGATCCCGGCGCGCAACGCGCTGCGCATGACGCCGCGAGATCTGCGCGATATCGTCGAAGAGTCGCAGCGTTTCTACAACCGAGCCATCGCCCGCAACGGGCTTGCATCCCCGCCGTGATGACGTGACGCGCGTCACTCTGCGCAGTTGAACCATCGGCCGGCACAGTCGCCGGCATGGCAACCATCAACATCTCCAGAGTCGGCAAGGCCACCAGCGTCGAAGGCGTGGTGGTCGACTTCACGGAGGACGTCCTGCGCCAGGTCGTGGAGACCTACGACCCGAACCTGTGCGAAGCACCCATCGTGGTCGGGCACCCCAAGTTGGATTCGCCCTCCTTTGGCTACATCGACAAGCTGAGCTTCGCCGATGGAAAGCTGGTCGGTGTCGAAGATCAGGTCGATCCTGACTTCAACGAACTGCGGCGCAAAGGGCGTTTCAAGCATCCCAGCGCCAGCTTCTTCACTCCCACCGCACCCAACAACCCCACGCCCGGGAAGTGGTACCTGCGGCACGTCGGATACCTGGGCGGAGCGACGCCTGCGCTCAAGGGGCTGAACGGGAAGGTCATCAGCTTCGCGGATGCCGACGATGGCGTGGTGACGGTTTCCTTTTCCGATGGCGACCTGCCGGCCTTCAGCGGTGCGGGCATCGCCCGGATGTTCCGTGGGCTGCGCGACTGGCTCATCAGCAAGGAGGGGCAGGAGGTCGCTGACCGCCTGCTGCCCGACTGGGAGATCGACGGCTTGCGCGCGGTCAGTCAGCGCGCGGCCGAGCAAGGCGATTCTCAGCGCCCCTTCGGCAGCGCTTCATTTGCCGATCCCCGATCCGTCACTCAACAGGAGCACATGCCTACACCGAAGACCCCCGAACAGCTGCAGACCGAGCTGGACGCTGCCAGGCAGCAGATCCAGACGCTGCAGAACGCCGAGCGCACGCGCGAAGCGGACACGCGCCACGCGGAGCATGTGAGCTTCGCCGACACGCTGATCACCCAGGCCCGCTGGCCTGCTGGTGCCAAAGAAGTGCTCGTAGCTTCGCTGGACCACCTCGCCACGCCGGTTGACTCCGCATGCGTGAGCTTCGGTGACGGCGAAGCCGCGCGCCCCCTGCACGAGGTGCTGCGCGAGCAGCTGCAGGCGCTGCCTGCGATCGTGAGCTTCGCCGAGGTCGCCGGCAAGGGCGGCGGCGGCAAGGCACCGACCGACCGACAGGTCTCCGACCGCGCGGCCGCGTACCGCAACCGCCTGGCCGAAAAGGGCCAGCACATCAGCATGGGCCAGGCGATCGACGCCGTCGAGGCCGGAACCGACAAGGAGTGAGCGCGATGCGCAATGAACTGTTCAGCAAGAACTACAGCGCCGAGGGCGCGATCCCGTCATACCGCATCTTCAAGTTCGGCGCGGCTGATGGCGGCATCCTCGCTGGCGCTGCAGCCACCGACAAGCTGGTCGGCGTCACCGGTCGCATCGCCGCTGCGGTGGCAGGCGATCGCATCGATGGCGTGCGCTTGGGCATCGCGGAGGTCGAGTACGGCGGCGCCGTGGCAGCAGGTGATCCGCTCACCAGCGACGCCAGTGGCCGGGCCATCGTGGCTGCGCCGGCTGCAGGCGCCAACGCGCGGCTCGTCGGCTTTGCCGAGGTCGCGGGCGTCCTGGGCGACATCGGCTCGGTCTTCATCTCGCCCTGCGTGATGCAAGGCTGACCCGAACTTTCAACCTGAAGGAATCCAATGAGCACCAACACCGCTCCGTTCTCAGTCCAGCCGCGTCTCACGCAGATCGCGATGGGCATCAAGCCCACAGGCTTCATCGCCGACGACGTCTGCCCGCGCATCCCGGTGCCGTCCGAGAAGTTCATCTACACCAAGTTCGCGACGGACGAGGTCTTCACGATCCCCGACGTGCGCGTCGGCCGGACGGGCTCGCCCAACACCGTCGAGTTCGGCGGTACCGACGTCACCGACTCCACCGAGGACTACGGCCTCGACGATCCGGTGCCGAACAAGGACATCAAGAACGCCCAGGGCACCAACTACGATCCGCGCGATGCCGCGGCGGAGCGCACCGCGTTGCTGGTCAGGATGGCTCGCGAGAAGCGTGTGGCGGACCTCTACTTCGCCCTCGGCACCTACGCTGCCAGCCTTCGCACCACGCTCGCCGGCACTAGCCAGTGGAGCGACTACGCCAACAGCGATCCCGTCAGCGCAATCCTGACCATGTTCGACTCGATGCTGGTGCGCCCCAACGTCGGCGTGTTGGGCCGTGCCGTGTGGACCAAGCTGCGCATGCATCCGAAGGTGGTCGCCGCAGTGCTGAACGCCGATCGGGGCATGGGCGGTGCTGGCGCAGCGGGTGTGATCCAGCGCAAGGCCGTCGCCGACCTGCTGGAGCTGGACGACGTGCACGTGGGCGAGAGCTTCGCCAACGCCTCCAAGAAGGGCCAGGCGGCCGCCTATGCGCGGTTGTGGGGCAAGCACGCGGCCTTCCTGCGTGTCGACAAGTCGGTGCGCGACACGAAGGGCGGTCTGCCGACCTTCGGTTTCACTGCCCAGTGGGGCGACATGGTCTCCGGCACCATCCCCGACGCCAAGATCGGCTTGGACGGCGGTGAATGGGTGCGGGTGGGTGAGCACGTCAAGGAGCTGGTGGCCTTCCAAGAGGTCGGCTGCTTCTTTCAGAACGCCGTGGCGTAAGGGAGGCACAACGATGGCAACCCGCAACAAGCGCACCGTCGCCGAGGCCGGCCCCACCGCCACCTTCGAGGTGCTCAGCAACCTGTCGCTGGACAACGAGGACTTCGTGCCTGGCGACACGGTCGAGCTGTCCGAAGAGCAGGCGATCGAAATCGGCCCGCAGGTCGTCAAGCCCGTCGCGGCCAAGGCCGAGTAAGGCGGGTCAACATGCCCTACGCCACGCCCCAAGACCTGATCGCCCGCCTGGGCGAGCGGGAAGCCGTCGCACTCAGCGACCGCGCCAAGACCGGGTCGCCTGACCTGGTCGAGTTGGCGCGGCTGCTGGCCGAGGCCGAGGACGAGGTGAATGGGCACGTGGGTCGCCGCTACCTGCTGCCGCTGGCCGGCTCGGATGGCCAACCCGCCGCGACGCCCAAGGCACTGCAACGGGTGGTGATCGACGTGGCCCGCTACCACGGCACCGGCACCGAGATCATGGTCACCGAGGAGATCCGCAACCGCTACAAGGACGCCGTGCGCTTCCTGGAAGGTGTTGCGAAGGGCGACATCCTGCTGGGCGATCTGTTGCTCGCTGGAAGCGGCGGTCCCGCGCCTACCGGTGGCTCGACGGCCGTGCGCACGGGCGACCGGATGTTCGGCGATCTGCCGGGGGTGCTGTGACCAGTCCCATCCAACAGATCGAACAAGCCATGCTGGCGCGTCTGCGCGCTGTCAGCCGGCCCTACACCGGCCTGACGATCGAGAGCTACGGCGCCCAGCTCGACGACGAGCTTTTCGGTTGGGTTCGCACGGTGCCGGCCGCCTGGGTGACCTTCGACAAGGTGACCGAGTCGACTCGCATCAGCCGCCGTTGCTTTCGTCTCACCGGCACCTTCGAGGTTCTGAGCGCGCAGCGCTCCCTCGGAGAGAACGATGGCCGCATGGGCGGCCCTGTGCTGGCGCGCGACGTGGGCGTGTACCAGCTGATCGAAGACAACAAGCTGGCCCTGGCCAACCAGAAGCTGGGGCTAGCGATCCAGCCGCTCACGCCTGGTGCGATCCGCTCGGTGATGAAGGGCATGGCGCAGCGCGACGCGATGGCGATCTATGCGCAGGCGTTCAGCACCACGTGGGTCGAAGAGATCCCCGACGACAACAGCGGCAGTGATGACCTGCTGCGAATCGGCCTGAACTACCTGATCAAGCCTGGTGACGAGGAAGTCGACACCAGTGACCTGCTCACCCTGAGACCCTGAAGGAGTCCTTGAAATGCTCGTGAAAGCCGCCCCTGGCGTGAAGGTGCCGCGCGAAGACGATCCGCGCAAGTACATCACCGACGAAATGTCGGTGGATCTGGAAATGACCACGTACTACATCCGCCGGCTGGCGGATGGTGACCTGGTCGAAGTGACCAAGCCCGCCAAGTCGGCTGCGCCGGCAGCCACCAACAAGGACTGATCCACATGTCCAGCCCCAACATCTCCTTCGAAAAAATCCCTGCGAGCATCCGTAAGCCGGGCAAGTACTTCGAGTACAACAACCGCCTGGCGGTGCGCACCCTGCCGAGCAACCTGCAGCGCGTGCTGATCGTGGCTCAGATCACGACCACCACGGTGGGCTTGGCCAGCTCCATCACGCAGGTTTTCGATGCCGAGACCGCTGCCGGCCTGTTCGGTCGTGGCAGTCAGGCACACCGCATGGTTAAGGGCGCGATCATCGCCAACCCCTACCTGCAGCTGTTCGTGCTGGCCGTGCCGGACAACGCCGCCGGCGTGGCCGGTGCTGCGACGATCACCTACACCGGGCCGGCCGCTGATGCGGGTTCGGTGTACGTCAACATCGCTGCCACCGAACTGGTCGTGCCGGTGGCGACCGCAGATACAGCGACGATCATCGCGGCCGCAGTCGCTGCGGCCATCAACGCCAAGATCGACCTGCCCGTTACGGCGGCAGCCGTTGCCGGCGTGGTGACGCTGACGAACCGCAACAAGGGCTTGGTGGGCAACAACGTCAAGCTCGCCGCCACGGCCAGCGCCACCGGTGTGACGGCCGTTGCAACAGCCTTCACGGGCGGTCTGAACGACGCCGACATCACGGCACCGCTTGCAGCCGCGGCACAAGGTGGACACGAAGTCCTGGTGACTTCGTACCAGCTGCAGGCCTCGCTGCTGCCGCTGCGCACGCATCTGAACTTCGTCAGCGGCCCGATGGAGCAACGGCGCGCGATCGGCGTCTTCGCGCTCACCAGCACGCTGGCCACTGCCACCACTCTCGGCCCGCTGCTCAACTCGGAGCGCATGACGATGGCGTGCCTGCCAGGCACATACACGCCAGCCGAAGAGGTCGCGGCGGGCTACGCCGCAGTGATCGCGGGCGAAGAAGACCCGGCTCGACCGCTGAATACGCTCGCGCTGGTCAACGTGGCGCCGCCGCCGATCGCCAGTCGTCTGTTGCGTACCGAGGAGGAGTCGGCCCTGAACAACGGCGTGACGCCGCTGGAAGTCGGCCCTGGCGAGGTGGTGCAGATCGTGCGCGCCATCACCACCTACACGCAGAACCCGGCCGGCGTGGCCGACATCAGCTGGCTGGACCTCACCACCATCCGCACGATGGACTACGTGGCCAAGGCCTGCCGCACGCGCATCGAGCTGCGCTTTCCGCGCGACAAGCTCAGCGAGCGCACGCCGGCCAAGGTGAAGAGCGAGCTGCTCGACGTGCTGCTCAAGTGCGAGGAGCTGGAGATCGTCGAGGCCGTGGAGGCGAACAAGGACGCGCTGCTGGTCGAGCGTGATTCGCAGGATCCGAATCGCCTGAACGCCAAGATCCCGACCGACGTGGTCAACGGGCTGCATGTGTTCGCAGGTCGCCTCGACCTCCTGCTGTGAGGCCGAACATGGGTGCAACACCGCAAGTCGCTGGCTACCGCCAGCTCAGCGCCGACGAGGTGGCGCTGATCGAGGAGATCAAGGTCAAGGCCGCCGAGGTCGGAGCGCTCGTGGAGCGCGTCCAGGCCGCAACCGGCCTAGTCGACGGCCGCGCAGCCGCGATAGCGAAGACCGAACTGCAGACCGGCTTCATGTGGCTGGTGCGCTCGGTCGCCAAGCCAACGAGCTTTTGAACAGGAGTCAGCATGGCACTGAAGGAATACGTCGGCTCGATCAGCCTGGAAGTCGATGGCGTCGAAGTCGAAGTGGCGACCGTGTCGCCGAAGACCAATACCGGGCGCCGTCCGGTCAAGACGATGAACCGTCTGCGCAATATTGCCGGGTTCAGTCGCGGGATCAAGACATACGATCTGCGCGTCACTGCAGTGATCCCGATCGAGGGAAGTCCGCTCGACTGGGACAACATCGAGGGCGCCAAGCTCACGATCGATCCGGGCGATGGCGGCCAGCGCGTGAGCTACCTGGACTGCTTCAGCACCGACGTGGGCGAGGAGTACCAGGCCGAAGGCGAGGCGCGCCGTGACATCTCCCTCGTGGCCGTGCGCAAGGTGACCGAATGAGCGTCAAGGGCATCACGATCACCGGGACGCTGAAGCAAGGCGTCGAGGTCGCTGGTGTTCTGCACCGCGATTTCGAGATGCGCCTGCCAACGCTGGGCGACAACATCGACGCGGTCGACCAGGTGGGCGGGCACAACGGCGTCGCCGTCAATGCGGCGCTGATGGCCCGCCAGCTGGTCCGCCTCGGCACGCTGGAGCCCAAGCAGATCACCTACGACCTGCTGTGCTCGATGCACCCGTCGGACTACAACCAGCTCGACGCTGCCTCGGGGGAACTCGAAAAAAAGCGGCAGGCCGCGATCGCGGCCGCGCCGAACTCCTCCGCATCCGCCACGGACTCGTCAAAGCCGGTCTGAGCTGGACGGAGTCGGCCGACGTCACGATGGCCGACGCAGTGGTGATCCTTAACGCGGCGGCCGGCCGCAAGGGCCACGAATACCCCACGGTCTACGTGAGCCGCCGCGAGAAGCGCAAGCCACCCCGAACTCCACGCCGCAAGCCTCCGCCGACATGACAGATCTTCGCATCGCCCTCACCACCAGCTTGAACGACAAGTTGGTGGCGCCCTTGCGGCGCGCGATGGGTGAAGTGGAGTCGAACCTCAAGCAGATCGAGAAGGAGCTGCAGAAGGGCAACGCCTCCAGCACGCAGCTCGGAACCACGCTGGCCAGCATGAAGGGGCCGCAGCAGGCCACCAGGCAAGCAGCGGACCTTGCCCGTGAGACGCAACGCGCGATCAGTCTCGCCGAGCGGCTGCGTAGCGCCTGGAGCGCTACCGGCAACATCGTCAAGGGCGTGGCGGCTGGCGCGGCCGCATTCCAGGCGGCGAAGATGGTGGTGGCGCAGCCCCTGCAGCAGGCCCGCACCTACGACCGGCAACTGGCCGATGCGGCCAATACTGCTTTCGCCGATCGAAATCTGCCCGGCCGCATCAAGGGCATGCGCGAGCTGGATGACATCGTGGTCGCTTCTATGCGCGCTGGCGGCGGCAAGCGTGAGGACATCCTTGGTGGCCTGAACGACATGCTGGCCAGCGGTTCGGTGACACCCGATCAGGCGAAGAGTCTGCTGCCCACCGTGTCCAGATACGCCGCCGCCGGCAATGCCAGCGTGGGCGATCTGTCGACCATCGTCGTCAGAGCATTGCAGAACGGCTTCAAGGAGGCTGACATTCCGAAGATGCTCGACATGGCGCTGGCAGCCGGCCAGGCTGGTGGTTTCGAGCTGAAGGACATGGCCAAATGGCTGCCGAAGCTCCTTGCCTCGGCGCAGATGTCCGGTCTCAATGGCATGGAGGGATATGCCCGGATCCTTGCGTCGGCTCAAGGTTCGGTGATCACTGCTGGCAGCAAGGACGAGGCAGGGAACAACCTGCTGAACCTGCTGCTCAAGATCAATTCCTCCGACACGGCACAAGACGCGAAGAAGCTGGGCATCGACCTTTCCGGCTCGCTCGCTGCGGCGCGTGCCAAGGGCGTGAACTCGCTTGACGCGTTCGTTAACCTGGTCGACCAGATCGCAGGCAAGGACCCGCGCCTGGTAGCGTTGCGCAAGAAGGCCTCTGAGGCAGGAAGCGACGAAGAGCGGAAGGCATCTTTGGATTCGCAGGTTGACATCCTGCAGGGCAGCGCGATCGGGAAGATCATCCAGGACCGGCAGGCCCTGATGCCTTTGATCGCGGAGCTCAACAAGAAGGACTACATCAAGGGCGTCAACAAGACGGTGCTTGGTGCCAACGGTCAATACGGGGAAAGCAACTTCGCGCTGATTTCTCAGACCGCTGACTTCAAGGTGCAGCAGAGCGAGAACGAGAAGCTCATAGCCCAGACGAATGGCCTTGGCGGGGCCAATGAAGCGATCGGCAAACTCGCCGAGCACACGACTCAGCTCTACCAGAAGTACCCAGAGCTCGGCACCGCGATGGAGACGCTCAAGCTGGGCATCACCGCCCTGACAGCAGCGGCAGCTGTCGCGAGTGGCGCATTGATGCTGTTGGGCGGTGGCGCCATCAAGAATCTGTTGGGTGGATCTGCAGCCGCTGGTGCCGGCGGTGCTGCAGCAGCTGCAGCGCGCAGCGGCATCATGAACGGTCCCGCTGCAGGCGCAGTCAGCACGGCCGGTGGCGTGGCGCTGGGTACAGCAGGCGTCGTCGTTGGCGGTACGGCCGCCGGCCTCGTGGCCGTGGGCGCACCGATCCTCGCCACCGGATATGCGCTCAGCGAGCGCGCCAACAGCAAGGAGGGCCTCACCGATCGCATCGCCTCGCGCAACGCGCGCATCAGCGAGCTGGGCCAGCTCGCCGACGCATCGCGCGAGGGAGGTGCCTCCCCGGCCTATATCGCCAAGCTTGAGCAGGAAAAGGCCCAGCTCGAGCAGGACCGCAACACGCTCACCCAGAAGCTCGACCAGTTGATCGCCGAGACGAAGGCGGCAGGCAATCGCCCGATTCAGGTGTCGCTCGACGGCCGCGAGATCGCCGCGTCGACCAACCAGCAAAACAGTCTCGACGCGCGCAGGAACTGACCGATGGCCTGGCAAGACACCCTTCTCGACGCGAGCTTCCGCGGAATCCCGATCCAGATCGAGCGCGTCGGCCGCGCTGGCGATCGCGCAGTGGCCGAGCACCAGTACCCCTATACCGCAGGGGCCGAGCTTGAAGACATGGGCCTCGGCCCGCGCCGGGTGCGCGTGCGCGCAGTGTTCTTCGGCGACGACTACGAGAGCGAGCTGCAGCAGTTCGTCGACGCGCTGGAGCTGCCCGGTACCGGCGACCTGGTGCACCCGATTCACGGCCTGATGACCGTGATGGCGACGTCCTGGGAAGACGAGCACGATGCCGACTTTGTCGACGGCGCCGTGGTCCACGTCATCTTCACGGAAGACAGCGTCCGCGAGCTGGTGTTCTCCGAGAGCAGCACGTCGACCATGACGGACGCGATCGCCTCGGGCGCGCAGTCGTGCAGGGCAAGCGCAGATGATGCTCTTGAGCGCTTCGTGGGAAGTACTTCCTTCGACCTGCCGCGCATCTCAGTGCTCACGGACGCATTCAGCCAGGCACAGAGCTACGTGGGTCGGATCCTGTCCATCACGGGCTCCTCGGGACTTCTGCTCAGCGCACTGGATCCGCTGCTGTATCCGAGGGCCTACGCGGCCGACCTCGTGGCCACGGTCGACCGGGCGTTTCAGGGACTGTCCTTCGGCGGCCGCAGCGCGGTCTACGAGGGCCCAGCGGTCGCGCTCACGGCGGTATCGGCCATCGCGGATTTCAACGTCGTGCGCACGCAGCTAGCGCCCGCCACTTTGGTGCTGCTCCCCAATGTCCCTGTGCCAAGTGCCGCCATGCTGACCGACGTGGCGATCGTCCAGGCGCATGCGCGAGTCCACTGCGCGGCGGCGATCGCCGAGGCTGCCGCGATCGTGCTCGCCGGCGAGGCCGACGTGCCCATGCTTCAGCGCAAGGACATCGAGCAACTGACGGCACAGACACGCACTACCTGCCAGATTGCGATCGACGCGGCACGCTCTGCATTGAGTCCGGAGGCCAGCGGCCAGGCCAGCACCGCGCTGGCCACGCTAGCCTGGCAGGTGCAGGAGGCCGCGCGGGCCGTGATCAACCTGCGCCCACCGCTGGTGCAGCGCGAAAGTCCTGTGTCGGGCCCGGTGCGCTTGGTCGCCCATGCCATGTACGGCACGCCGGACCGGGCATCCGAACTGGTGGCACTCAACCAGCTGGGCCGCCAGGTGCTGATCGAACGGGGGGACGTGCTCTATGCATACGCCCGTTGAAGTCGAGGTACTGATCGGTGGAAAGGCCCAGCGTGGCTGGACTCACTACGACATCGACAGCGACCTCTTCATCCCCGCCGACGCCTATCGCATGAGCCTTTCGAAGACGCGGATGGTGTTGCCGCCCGAGGTCAAGGAAGGTGCGGCGGTCGAGGTGCGCCTGGTGCGCGAAGGCACGTCGACCACGGTTCTCAGCGGCAGCCTCGACGATCGCGAGCTGGACGTGCACAAGAATGGCCAGGATCTGCAGCTGAGCGGCCGCGACGGCGCCGGCGTGCTGCTGGATTGCTCGACGCCGATCCTCTCCATGCGTCAGCTCAGCCTGGGAGACGTCGTGACCAAGATCGTGCGGCCGCTGGGTGTGACGCGGATCCGCATCGACGCCGAGAACAAGATCCTGCGGGAGAAGGTCAACCTGGAGCCGGGCGATACGGCGTGGGATTCGCTGCGGCGTGCGGCCGAAGCGAATGGCCTGTGGCCGTGGTTCGACCCGGACGGCACACTCGTGGTCGGCCGCCCGCGCTATGACTTGCCGCCGGTGGCCACGCTGGTGCTCAACAGCGACGGCAAGGGCAACAACGTGGAGCGTCTCTCGGAGCGTCGCTCGATCTCCGAGCGATACAGCGAGGTCACCGTACTGGGCCAGGCGCATGCCGGCGGCACTGGCGGTGGTGAGCGCTCTGGGCGCAACAACGTGCGCGCGAAGGTACGCGACGACGGGATGACCGTGTACCGGCCGAAGGTGGTGGTCGACCACGAAGCCATCAACGAAGAAGTGGCGCGCGCCCGTGGGCGCAAGATCATCAGCGATGCTCGCCTGCGTGGTTACACGCTCACCGCCACGGTGTTGGGCCACTACACCGAGGACGGCGTGGCCTGGATGCCTGGCCAGCGGATCTCGGTGAAGAGCGAGCCGCATGGCATCGACGGCATCTACTTCCTGACGGGGCGCCGCTTCACGTCGAACAAGCGCGTCGGCACCACGACCACCCTGACAATGAAGGAAGACGGGGTATGGCTGCTCGACGCTCACCCGAGCAACCGCAAGCACCGGCGTGGCAAGAACTCGCTGCCTGGTCGGGTGGTCGACCTCACGGGAGGTTCGTCTTGAGCCCGATCGACGTCATGCGCCGGGAGATGAGCCGCATGCAGGCTGGCGTGCGCCAGGGCCTGCGCGCCGTACTCTCCAGGCTGACCATCTCCACGAAGGTGCAGCGGGTTTCCGGCGAGGGCTTGGCCGGCGAAGACCTGGAAGAGATGGAGCTGATGCAGCACTTCGGCTTCACCTCCGCGCCGCCGAGCGGGACCGAGTACATCGTGCTGCCGCTCGGCGGCCGCACCAGCGCATCGGTGGTGGTGGCCACCGAGCATGGCGACTACCGTTTCGTCGTCGATAACCAGGGCGAGAGCTGCGCCTACAACCAGTGGGGCGACTTCGCGCACTTCAAGAAAGACCGCTCGATCCACGTCAAGGCGCAGGAGAAGGTCTTCGTGGAGACCAAGGTGTTCCGCGTCGAGGCCTCGGAGCGCATCGAGCTGGTGACCCCGGATCTTCTCGTGCAGACGTCGACCAAGTCTCGCTTCGAGACGCCTCGCCTCGAGACCACGCAGCTGCTGCAGGCTATGCAGCTGACCGTGGGCGGGGTCACCGGCGGCATTGGCGCGGCCGTGGCCACGATGGGCGGCGGCACCGTCAACTTCAACAACGTTGCCTTCAACTACCAGAGTTGCAACCTGACCTATGACGCGGCCAGCTCCATCAGGCAGGACGGCAAGAACCTCGGCAGCACACACAACCACAACGAAACCGGCGCCGTCACTCTCGGCCCCAATCCCTGATGGATGCATGGATCAATCCCCTCACGCGCGACTACGAGCCCACCACCGCGCCCGTGGGCGACCTGGTGCGCGATCCTGCCAACGGCCTGGTCAATGCGGCCTATCTGCGGCTGGAGACACCGCTGGGCCAGTGGTTCGGCGATATCACGCTGGGCTCACGGCTGCATGAACTGCAGCGCGAGAAGGACACGGCCCGCGTCGAACGCCTGGCACTGCAGTACTCGCACGCGGCCTTGAAGCCGCTGCTCGATGACGGGCGGGCCAAGACCATCGACATCAGCACTGTGCGTGAGAAGGATGCCACCGCAGGCGGGCGTCTGCTGCTTGCCATCGAGATCGTCGACGCGGTCGGCACCCGGCACACCTTCCAGTTCCCGGTGCGCGTCGCCTGACCCCTTCACGCCCCTTTGAAGAGGCTTTCAACATGTCTTCGTACCCCGTTCCATCCTTCGACCAGATCCGCAACCGCTACCTGCAGGCTGTTGCGAACCAGTGGCCCGACGCGGCGATCGGCCCGGACAGCGACCACTTCGTGCGTGCCACGGCTACGGCCGCCGTCGTGGAGGGGCTGTACGCCCACCAGATGTGGGTCTACCGCCAGGCGTTTCCCGACCTGGCCGACGACGACCTGATGGAGAAGATGGCCAACCAGCGCAACATCTACCGCAAGGCGGCATCGGTGGCCACTGGTACGGTGCGCTTCTTCGGGACAGAGGGCTCGCCTGTGGCCGTGGGGCAGCAGGCCTTCACGGCGCAGTCGATCTACTACGCAGCGACTGCCGCCGGCGTCGCTGGCGCCGGCGGCTACGTCGACCTCGCGGCCGCCGCGACTGCGGCCGGGGCCGCCGGGAACCAGTCGCCCAATACGGCCGCGACGGTCAATGCTCCGCCAGCCGGGATCACGGGCAATGCCACGATCCTGACGATGACGGGCGGAGCGGACATCGAGAGCTACGACTCGTTGCTCTCGCGCCTGTTGCTGTGGCTCGGCGAAGAGGCCCAGGGCGGCAACATCGACGACTACAAGCGCTGGACCCTCGCGGTGCCGGGTGTGGCTCGGGTCTTCGTGTTCGATGTCCGCCGCGGTGCCGGGACGGTCGACGTTGTTCCCATGCCCGCCACCGGCCTGCCGGATGCACCGCTGCTCGCGGCCGTCCAGGCGGTCCTGGACGTACGGCGTCCAGTCGGCATGCGCAACAGCAGCCCCGTCCTGGCCTTGGCTCCTACGCCCATCGTCACGCCAGTGACGGCCATGCTTGCGCTGGCTTCCGGCTACACGCTCGATCCAGTCGTGGCCGAAGCGACTGGCGCGACGTATCTGCTGCCAGCACTCACAGCGGCGATCGATGCCGTGTTTGCAGCACTGGCTCCTGGTGAAACGCTCGTGCGTGCCGCGTTGATCAAAGCCCTCATGAACGTACGCGGAGTGACGGACGTCACGCTGGTTGCACCTGCAACCAACGTGACAAGCTCGGTGACATCCCTGGCCCTCCAAATCGTTACCTGCGGCCTGAAGACGCTGACCTGACCGTGAACACCCAAGACGCACTGATCGCCTGCCTGCCGCCGCAAGCCTATGAGCGCAATGCGCCAGGTGTGCGCGCGGAGGCGGCGTCGACGGCGGCGGTCCTGGATGAAGCTCTGAACAGTGCGGACACATTGTTCGCGGAGCAACAGCCTGATCGGACCGTTGTCTTGCTCGGGGACTGGGAGCGCAACTACAGCCTGCCGGATGCCTGTATCGGCGGAGCTGGTGCTCCTGCCGACGCTCGGCGATTGAATCTGCTGGCGCGCATCCGTGGTCGTGGCGACCTCTCGCGCCCGTACATGATCGCGCTCGCGGCGAGTCTGGGCTATCCAGGCTGCACGATCACCGAGTTCGACCCGATGACGTGCATGGATCCGTGCGACAGCCCGGTCAACGGCGAGGACTTCATCGGGCTCTGGCGTCTGAATGTCCCGATATCGACGGCCATCTTCGAGGCCACTTGCGAGAGCCCCTGCGACGTGCAACTGCGTCGATGGGGCAACACCCAGCTCGAATGCGTGATCGGGCGCCACAAGCCAGCACACACCGTTGCCCTCCTGGGCTACGCACCTTAAGGCGAACATGGACTTCATTCAAACCTCCAACAAGGTTCTAGACCTCTTCGGGGTCGGCAAGCACGGCTTCGGGCCCGGCAATCCGGGCGCAGGCGTGTTGGCGACCTACTTCAGCTACCTGTGGGCGAACGGTGTACAGCAGGAGATCGTCAACACGCTGGAGGCTGGTGGTCTCGTCGCATCTGGCGGCGACCTCACGCAGATGCTGCAAGCCATTCGCCGCATGGCGGGTGCCGGCACCCGGGTGATCGGGAACGGCACGACGACGCTGACGCCTGGAGACGGAGGGCTGCTCCTCATCAATGCGGCAGCTGGCAATGTGATCCTCAATTTGCCAGGGGCGTCTGCCGTGCGCGGGCTGCCTCTTGCGCTGCGCCGCACCGATACCTCCGCCAACACCGTGACAGTGAATTGCGCGGGTGCGGACATCATCGACATTGGCTTGACCACGAACTTCACGATGGCGCAAGGTGAGATCGTGCACCTTCGCTCGAATGGCGTTTCTGCGTGGCTCGTCGAGATGCTGCAGGGCCCCCGCGTCAGCCGCTTTCTCAGTACCAGCATCTGGGTCTGTCCTGCTGGGGTGTATCAGGTTTGGGGATCGGGGACCGGCAGCGGCGGCGGCGGTGGTGGCGGTGGTGGCGCAACGAACTCTCTGGGTGTCGGCGGCGGTGGCGCAGGCGGCAGCGTTGGATCTCCAGTGATCTGCCTGCCCATTGCCGTCGTTCCCAACACGGCCTACACCATCACCGTGCCAACAACGGGGGGCACCGGAGGGAATGCAGGTACCCCAACTGTGGCCGGTGGTGCTGGCAGCAATGGGACAGCGACGACCATGACATCGGGCGCCACGACGCTGGCGACTTGTGCGCCGGGTGGCGGCGGATCTGGTGGGGTGCCGTGGTCAGGCGCGGGCACGCCCGCAGGAGGCACGCCTGCCAACGGAGACCCATTGGGCGGCTACGGGAACGACGGCGCGGGAGGGATCAACGGCGGCGTAGGCAATGGTGGCCAAGGCGCCAGCGGGCCTTTTGGTGGCGGTGGCGGCAGTGGGCGCGCCGGCAGCACCGGCGTTCAAGGACGCCCAGGCGGCAACTACGGCGGCGGTGGCGGGGGC